TACATATGGACCACGATCATTAATCCGTATAACAACAGATTTTCCATTTGATTCATTTGTTACTCTTAGTCTAGTTCCAAATGGAAGATTACGATGTGCGGCTGAGTTACCATAGGCATTAAATCGTTCACCATTAGCAGTTCTTTGACCATCGTAACCATCACCAATTCCATAATGTGAGGCATAAGAACAGGTCAATGCTTGAGCAGGACTTGGAGCAAGAGCACCAAGACTCATAGCAATGACCGAAAGGGTTTGAATTGTTTTCTTTAAAAGCATTTAGTTTAGTAGAATTCGGCATCCGTATAAAAGGGGGGTATACCCAACCTCTCGGCAGGCACCTTCCACGGCTCTGGGGTGTCACTCAAAATCTCATTATAAGAAAACCCACCTTTTGAGTGGGTTCTTTGCATTATATGAGAGTATTTAGGTTTTGTCAAGAGGGGGTGAAGAAAAATTACTTATAAAATATTCCGCATCAATAACAACCAGAGGTTTCTTATGATTTTTTTTCATTACAACAATTGGTTCATAACCATTGCAATTACTTTTTGCTTGTTCGTATGCTTCCCATACGTTTATCTTTTCAGTATTTTTACATTCAGTTGAGAATGGAAACTTTTCCCTAGCAGCACGAGCCATAATAAGGTCTTCGCCGCCTGCTCCCATACTACGAGATTCAATGTCTTCTGGGTGAACGTCAAGCATCTCAATGAGTTTATCTCTCACCCACTTTTGAAGTACTCTTCCTTTATTTTTAGCTGATTGTGGTTTCATTTTTTCTCACTCCTTTGTTCCATGGAATACTACCTTTTTTACGCCCACCTTTTTTGCCAGCTTCAGAACACTTTTTATACGCAACCGACGACCCTTTGCTAATAAAATACCTCCATCACTGGAAGTATTTATCTGAGGTTGTGAAAAAACCTATGGTGTAAAAAAATGTGGGAAAAATTTTTCCCCTATTTTTTGTTTTGAATATTGAATTACAATTTAAATCCAGCGAAAGTATCTTTTGTAACATCCTGCTTAATACCACCAACAACATAGCTTTCAACTTCGGTTTCTTGTGGAGCAACTTGTAGGCCCTTAGATGAAATCCAATGCTCAGTCCAAGGTAAAGGATTATTTTTAGCAGGAACATCGTAAAGTGGTTTAAGACCAATTGCCTTCATACGGCGATTTGCAATCCACTCAACGTATTGTTGTAGTAGTTTGTCATTTAATCCAATCATAGAACCATCCTTAAACAAATATTCCGCCCATGTTCTTTCTTCATTCACAGTACGACGAAACATATCATATACATTATTCTCCTCTTCAGCAGCAATCTGTTTCATTTCTGGATCGTCACCTTCTTTCCATTTGTTGATGATGTTTTGAGTAAGGACAAGATGTTGATTTTCGTCTCTTGCGATGAGAGAGATAATTTTAGCCGATCCTTCCATAAGTTTGAGTTCACCAAATGCAAACGAGCAAGCGAATGAGACATAGAATCGGATGCCTTCGAGTATGTTGACGTTAGCAATTGCACGATAAAGTTTTCTTTTAAGTTCATACCTTTCTGCTTGAGCGAAATTAACACCTTCTTGAGCAAAAATCCATTCATTAGAAGTTCCATAGCGTTGTGCTGCATTAATAAAATCATCGTAAGATTCAGTAACACTTTTGGCACGTTCTAAAATACGATTGTCGCTCAATATAGTATCAAATACCTCCGAAGGATTGGAATATATGTTTTTAATAATATAGGTATAAGAACGACTATGAATCATTTCCATAAATCCCCAAACTTCCATACATGCCTCTAGTTCAGGAAGAGAACAATATGGGATGAATGCCATACCAGGACCACGACCTTGAACAGAATCAAGCATAATTTGATACTTGAGGTTTGATGTAAAAATATGTTTTTGTTCTGGACGAAGTGACTGGTAATCAGCACGATCCTTTTGAAGAGAAATTTCTTCAGGTCTCCAAAAATATCCAAGTTGGGTTTGAGTTAGTTTATCAAACACTGGATATTTGTATTCATCATATCTTTGAACTCCAAGAGGAGCACCAAAAAACATGGGTTGCTTTTTAGTATTTACACGTTCAGTGTTAAATACCGTCATTCCTTTTATTTTTGGTGGGTTCAAAGTAAGTGAGGTGTTATTAACTTTAAATTGCACAGGATTCACAGTCGGTTTCTCCTTCTAAATTGTGGATTAAATCTTCTAAAGATGTGATGGATTCTATTTCATCAGTTTTGATATCATATGTATTTTGGTAATACGAAGTTTTCCATCCTAGTTTGTAGGTAGTAAGTAAGTCCTGTGCCATTTCTGAAACAGGAACTTCATTATTTGGATAATGTTCTGGATTATATGACCAGTTACCAGAAATTGCCTGATCAAAAAACTTTTGCATAACAGCAACAATATTAATATATCCAGTATTGTTAGGCATTTCCCAAAGAAGCGTATAATTTTTTTTCAAACTATTAAATTGGGGAACAATTTGCTTAAGAGGCCCTTTTTTTGATTTTTTAATGGACAAGTAATCTCTGGGGGGTTCAATTCCATTTGTCTCATTTGACACAACGGAACTGCTCTCCGATGGCATTTGTGCTGACAGTGTTGAGTTCCTAAGACCGTAGGCCAAGATAGATGCCCGAAGAGATTCCCAATCATAATTGAGGTTGTGTGGAACAATTTCGTCTACATCTTTCTTATAGGTGTCGATGGGTAGAATTCCATCGGCATATTTGGTGCGATGAAAATACCCACATGCTCCTTTTTCTTTGGCAAGTTGATTTGATGCTTTTAACAGATAGTATTGAAATGCTTCTGTTAGATCATGAACGGATTTCCATGCATGGGGATCTTCATATTTATAGCCCAACCTAGCTAGATAATGTGCAAGTCCAATATAACCAACACCAAGAGAACGGCGCTGTTTTGTAGAAATTTCTGCTGCAAGTATTGGGTAATTTTGATAATCAATCAACGCATCTAAAGAACGAACAGAAAGATCACAAAGATCTTCCATCTCATTAATATCATGAACTTTACCTACATTTACTGCAGAAAGAATACACAAGGCAATCTCTCCCTCTGGATCATCAATATGAGTTAATGGAACAGTTGGTAAAGTAATTTCTTGACATAGATTACTCATCTCAATTTTATCCTTAAAGGAACTATGAGAATTGCAATGGTCAATATTCATAATATAGATACGACCAGTTTCAGCACGTTCTTTTAAAAGACTAAGAATGAGTTCCTGTGCCTTAATAGTTTTCGACGGAATGGACGAATTGTTCTCGTATTGAACGTATAAATCGTCAAAATTGTCTGTTCCGAAAGAATCATAAAGTCCAGGTACGTCACTGGGAGAAAATAAAGTAATCTCTTTATTTTGAATAAACCTTTCATAAAACAACTTACTAATTTGAATTGAATAATCTAGCTTTCGAACTCGGTTGTCTTCAGTTCCTTTATTATTTTTAAGAACAAGAATATCTTCTATTTCTTTATGCCAGATTGGAAAGTGGACTGTAGCACTTCCACCACGAATCCCATTTTGTGTACAGCATCTGACAGTTGCTTCAAACTTTTTGAGGAATGGGATAACACCTGTATGATTAACTTCTCCTCCTCTGATTTTACTGTTGATGCCACGAATTCTGCCTGCGTTAATGCCAATACCAGCCCTTTGTGAGACATACCTGCCAATAGCCATATCACTGCTAAAGATACTATCGAGGGTGTCATCAACATCAACCAGAACACAAGATGCAAATTGACGAAGAGGTGTTCTGACTCCTGCCATGATTGGTGTTGGGATGTTGATTCTGTGTCTGCTGATTGCGTCATAATACCTCTTAACATAGGACAAACGAGTTTCTTTTGAATACTCTTGAAAAATCGTCATCGCAATAAGCATATAAGCAAATTGTGGAGTCTCATAAATTGTTCCGGTGCTTCTATCCTGAACAAGGTATTTATCAACTACCTGGCGAAGACCCGCATAACTAAACAAATAATCCCTATGATGATCAATGTAATTGTTTAGTTCTTCAATCTCCACATAATTATAGTGACTAATCAGAGATGCATCATAAATTCCAATATCAATTCCAGTTTTAATTTGATATGAAAGAGATGGATATTGACGAGTGTGACCAAAAATTTGTTTGTAAAGAGAAAATAAAAGAAGTCTTGCGGCAGCGTATTGGTAATTTGGATTATCTAAACTAATCAAATCAGAAGCAGAACGGATTAAAATTTCTTGTATTTCTGCAGTAGTAATTCCGTTATAAAATTGAATACCCGATTGCATTTCAATTTGAGACGCAGAGACCCCTGTAAGCCCGTCACACGCCTCTTCAACCATGACATGCATCTTTTCTAGATTCAGAGACTGAATACTACCGTTTCTTTTAGTGACTTTAATTCCGTTACTCATACTTTTTTCCATTCGATAAATTTAATTTTAGCTTCTAATCCTTGAAATGTATTGTTTTTTATTACATCTTCTGGGGAATACCCAGAGATAACCATATCATTAATATCTTTTTCCTTTATACTAGAAGGCCATATAACAACTCGATCACCTCGATCAATTACTTTGGTGATTCTATTATGGATCTCTTGATTTCGTGGTTCGTTATCATAGACCCACACAGGACTACAAATACCCCACTGACTAAGATCACCGTCAGCACCACAAAGAGCAATCGCATTGAGTAAAAATGTGGAATCAAATGGCCCCTCTGTAACATAAATTGTTTCATCTTTATTTACACGATCAAGTCCAAATACTTTAGGATATTCTGTATCCAAAATTGTTGTGATATAACGAAGTTTTGAATTGGGATCCAAAGATCTTCCTTGATAACCAAAGACTTTATTTTCTGGGGTCCTAAGAGGAATAACAATTCTAGATTCTTTGTATGAATTTTTTGAACCTGACCAGAAGTTAAAATCTTCAGCATAATAAAATTTAGTAAAATATACTTCAGAAATTTTTCTATTTGTAAGGTATTCTCTTGCTGGATGTTCTATATTTAGTTCTGATATCTTTGGGAGATCTTTAAAAATTGAATGGGTGAAGATTGGTTTTTTACTAATTGATTTTGGATTAGCAACGACTGTACCCTTTCCAGTCAGTCCTTCCTTATACCTTTCCATTACATACTCTTTATACAGACCGTCATCAAGCCCTTTTAGAAAGTATGCAAAGGTGGATGTAGCCCCACAATTATGACACTTATAATTTAGATCTGATTTTTTTTGATAAAGGTATCCGCGTGTCTTATTTTTATTTTTTTGAGAATCCCCACAGATTGGGCATCTAAAATTATAAAGCCCTGGCTTAACTTTCTTAAACTTGTCGAGTCGTGAGGAGATTAACCCTACAAATTTGTCGTCAATGAAACTCATGATGTGGGTCTTTGGTAATTTATTCTACACCACCAGCCAAGTTCTGTCAACTACTTAGATTGAATTGTACTCGGGGCGGTGATTGGTATTACAAGTTTGATAACTGGAAATGCGGCAAGTGCAAAGGTAACTAATCCTAATGCTCCGAGTGCCTTCCATCTAAACTGCGAAAGATTATCAACCTTTACTTCTATCGTATCTATTCTAACACCCAATTCTTTTTTAATTTCTTCGTGTTCTTCTTTGGAATTATCTTTCATTTCTTCAACCATCTTGAGAATTACATCATCAAGTTTATTACATTGATCAATTTTTTCATTATGTATTGCAAGCATTTGACTAATATTTCGACTATTCTCACTAATCTTTTCGATAGCATTATCAATCTTACCCATCATTCTCTCGTAAACGTCAATGCGTTCTTCGAGTACTGCAATTTTTATTTCTGGAGAATAGGATGCAGTCATTTTTTGGGTTTACTTTTTCTACTTAAAGATTTTCTGTAAAGTGGGGGGAGTTTTCTTGCAATCTTACTTCTTCCATCAAATTTTACAACTGGGTCAAATCCTGCAACTGGTCCTTCAGAATTAGCAGATCCAGTAAATCCCCCTGTTCCAGCAGACATTGTAGGTGCATCTTCACGAATACTATTGATTATGTCTATGATTTTTTGTAAGTTCATATCTTTTGAAGTTGTTCTAAGCAATCAATGTCTGGATGTATATCATGAATTATTGATTTTGGATATTCAGGAATCCTACCAAGAACCATCATAAAACTTTTCATAACACCCCAAAGATCTTTATCAATTTTATAAAATAATAAAGGGGTTGCTGCTTCATCAAATATGTTATAAATTACAATGAAATGATTTATTAGTAAATGAGATTTAAGTATACCAGTGTTTTTATACTTTTTTAAAAGTCTTTTGATATATTTAAATCTTTTCATATCTTCATGAAAATCCTCTTGCGTTACTGCTTGAGGATTTTCATAATGTTTAATTGCAAACATGATATAATTACTATCATTCAATTCATCAAATCTCATATTATGCTTTTATTGTTAAAGTGGAAGCACCGATACCAATAGACCCAGTGGTTCCAGCTCCACCAACATTTCTAAAGAGATCAGTAGATAAAGTTTTAATTGCGGCCACATTAGAAAAATCAGTGATTGTTCCAACTACACCACTTGTGGTGATGATAGAAAGAACTGTACTAATTCCAGTTGAAGGTGTGGTAAAGGCAAAGGCAACTCTGTTTGAAATCTGTCCGTTATAACTGGTATATTGAACAAAATTACTACCATTCACAAAAGCAGTAACAGTGGAACCGCTAGTAAAAGATCTTGCAGTTGCAACTATGTTTGCGCCAGTGGATTGCTTAATTAATACTGTTGCTCCAGCAGAACAAAATACTGGTTCATTCCAAACAAGATGAACAAATCCAATCGCCGCAGTTGAGATTCCAGTAGTTCCACCACCTCCAACTGAAATTGGGGATGCTTTATTTGGATCCTCAAAGAAAACTGCAACTGGGGTTGCTTGTCCCAATCCAGTTTCATTTGCACCATGACCTGCAGTTCCCCCAGTATTTAAACCGGCAACAGGGACCAGAACTTCATCATAATAATTAGTGGATAAGCCAGAGTTTTCTGATGTGCCATATCTCCTATAAACCCAACCTCTTTCATCGGCAAAACAATTCCAAGGGGTAGTATTTCGATCAGTTTCTAAAAGGTTTTTTGGAAGTGCATAATTATTTGCCTGAGTCTCAGTAGTTGTTGAAATGCCCCAAAGAGCCATGTGCCTTACCTATAATTCTTTTCTACTGATATTTATAAAAGTATCAATCTCATTATTTATGATTAAACCTTTACAATATTTCCCACATTTCCAGGTTCCGTTAACTTGAAGCCACACAGTCCAAGTTTTTGTGCCCATTTAGGGCACCCTAATCCAATAGGAGGGAAAAATGTTGGTGGAACCTTTTTATCTCCACCACCAGGTCCTCGGCCAGGTCCAGTTCCCCGAATTATTGTAGGAGTTGGCACTGGAAGTGGAACTGGAGTTGTAGTTGGTCCTGGGGTTTGAGTTGGTCCGGGAGTTTGATTTATCTGTGGAGGAGTCTTAACAATTGGTGGTGCCTTAGGTGTAACTGGAGGTTTTACTGGTGGTGTTGGGGTATCTGGTTTAGGGGTTGGAGTTGTTGGGGTATCTGGTTTAGGGGTAGGAGTTGTTGGAGGTTTGCGTATAGGTGGTACTGGTTGTGTTCCGGGGGATTTAAATGGAGGCTTAATTCTTGGTGGTGTAATTCTTGGCACTTTAAATTCATCAAGAACTTCAAACTCCAAAAGTTCTCCGCCAAGTTCTTCTGCAAGTTTATTTAATCCTTGCTCATCCCATCCAAAACTCTCACATTCGGAGACATTGGTGAAGTCTTCCCTGCAGTTTCTATTTTTTTTTTTTGACCTGCTGATCTCATTTCGGTTGAAGTAAGACCTAATTGATTTTCTGAAAGCCCTATGTCGGATCTCCAATTGGAATAAGATTCTCCACGAATTGCTCTACCAACTGTTTTACGACGGTTATGAAGATACTTGTCAGACTTATCAACATCACCATCATTATCAATGTCATCATCCTCCTTTCCTACAGGATCCAGTTTTTTCAAATGTTTCTTTTCTAAAATGTGTTGGAAATGTTCTCTCTTCATTGAAGATGGAGAACGCTGAGTTTCTTTTGATCCAACAACAACAACCGATTTATATCTCTTTCTAAGTTCTTCTAGTTTATCCGTTGGAATTTTCTTTTCAAAAGTACGATTATCTTCTGTTGTAATTCTAACGGTAATTCTTTCTTGATCCTCCACAAAAAACTCTTCTTTTTCTCCAAGAATTTTTTTTAGTTTATCCTTATCTGTTTGTATTTTTTTGTCAGCAGCCTTTTGTAAGCCTCCAACAACTTTCATTCCCGCAAGTGCAGTTCCTGCGGTAAGAGCCCCTCTAATAATATTGGCAGCACCTTCATCAACTAGATCCCCTCCTGGTTCATAACCAGCAGATAATGCTTGGGTTCTAATTTGACTTTTTTCTTGCCCTGGAAGTTGAGAATTTTTAAGGTAATTATCTAAATATTGTTTAATTTCTAGATCACTTTTTCCTGCTGCTCTCATTCTAGCAACTCTAGATTTCATATCATACCGACCTTGCGTGGCAGCAGTTTTAACATCACGCAACCGTCTTCTTTCTTGAAGAACTTCTTCGCCTATCAGTTCAATTCTTAAATCTTCGTATACTTCCGCCCAGGGATTAGACATGGTTAATCTATAAAAAAACTTTACGCTAAATTTATTTATAACACTAATGCTCTACAACATCAGTAATCCATGATCTAAACATTTTACCAGATTCACTTACACATATTAAATAATTTGTACCTCTTCTTGTAATCTTACCAATTTCCTCAGTATCAATTTTTTTAACAAGACTACCTTCTTTAAAAATATTTCCAGCAAAATATTGCTCTCTAATTTCTTCAGGAGATAGCTCAACAATATTTTCCTCAATAGCAGGATTAGAAAATTGTTTTGCTTCTAAAATAAAATCGGAAAACCTTTTCATTTATTTTTTAGTAATAAGTAAACTAAAGCGTTTTTTTGATTCGTATATTTATCTTTCAATTTTTTCACCTTTGTACTTTTAATTTGATTTTCAAGATGATTGATGTAATACAACATCTCTTTTTTATCTAGTTTCATAGACATAAAAAAAGTCTCCATCATTATTTAGATGGAGACTTAATTATGTATTAATTGGAAATAAAATAATTACCTATCGTCACTAGAACGATTTTCGGAAAAATATGAATCAAATGCACCTTCGGGGTATCTCTTGAGAAGTTTAGTTACATTACGCTGAAGAACTTCATCCATTGAAATGTCAAGTGCAATACATGCTTGAGCAATATACCACAAGGTATCCCCTAGTTCAATTTTCAAATGTTCTATATTATCTTGATTCCATTCCTTTCCTTGAAAGATAATTTTTTTCACAATCTCCAGGAATTCCCCACTCTCCGCATTCATACCCACAGAGGCAGTTAATAGTCTTTGAATATCACAACCCTGAGATTGAAGTCCATTAATTCTTTGAGTAAATGCAACTGGGTCTTTAGACGTATTGCTTGTAACCTTATCGACAAATTTTGTATAAGAATCAAAATTAATTTTGTTTGTAATCATGTGAATTTAAATCCCTCGAAATTTTTTTTAACAGGTAGTTCCTTTTGATTGTACTCGATTTCTTGTCCACTGTCAACTATGTTAGTTTGGGCAGACTGCTCTACATCATATAGTCTCATTTTAGCACGATCTATGCCAACAACAAAACGCTTATATAGAGTTGGATCATTGTACCTATTCTTCAATTGTTTAATCATAATTTGATTAAGGTTTTCTAGTTCATCAGAACTAATAAGAGCAAACATGAAGTCTGCAGTGGCAGGGAGACCGAAGGATTCAGATGTATCAGTAAGATCAACATCACTATTACCATAACCACTACGAGTAGTTTGAGTAGCAGTTACAACAGCAACATTGTGTTCAACTGCCATACCTCTAAGTTCTTCTGCGATGGCTTTTACATAGGTGTAAGAATTTACTGTAGTTCCTTTGAATCTGGATGATGCACAAATATTTAAATAGTCAACAAATATAATATCAGGTTTAAATGATTTCTTAAGGGAAAGTTCACTAAGAAGTGATTTGAAATGTCCTGAATGTGCAGAAGCAGTTGGATATTCTTTGATAATTAATTTACCTTGAGTTTTTTTGGAAAGACGTGTTATCTTACTTTCATAATCATTATGAGAAAGATCTTGAAGATTTTGAATGTTTACATTTAAAAGATTTGCATCAATACGTTCTGCAATCTTTTCTTCCGACATTTCTAAAGTGATATACAAAACATTTTTACCTTGCAGTAAAATTGAACTGGCAAGATGACACATAAACAGAGACTTGCCCACGCCAGTGCCTGCAAGAGCAACATTAAGAGTTTTATTAGGAATTCCACCCTTTGTAATCTTGTTGAAGAATTCCAAATCAAAAGGAATTTTCTCTTCGGATCTATGATAGAAGTCGAATCGGTTTTCATAGTCCTCTATGTAATCGTGTCCAATATTATTATCAAACGACACAGCAAGAGCATCAGAAAGAATACTTGGAATTGCATCACGATTTTTATTCCCACCTTCATTATCGGCAATATGAATAGACTCCATTAATGCCAAATAAATTGCACGATCCCGACACCACTTTTCAGTGGTATTTAATAACCATTCATAGTCAGAAGATTTATCTGAGATTGACTCAACTAATTTATTAATCTCACTAATTTCAGAATCAGAAAGATCTTTACGGTTGTCGAGTTCAATATAAAGAATTTCTTTCGTAATCATCTTACCATACTCGATTACAAAGGAAGAAATCGTTTCGAAGATAACCCGCTCTGATCTTTCCTGATAATATTCAGGCTTTACAAATGGCAGAACTTTTCTACAATACTTTTCATTATAAATCAAATTTGCTAGAATTGTAGTTTCAATTCGATCCATTTTATTTGCTCATTCTATGTTGTGGATTACTTTTATTATGCGGAATATCGAAAACAAAAGTTATTCTAGTCTCTTCTCCAATGTTTATTGAAGAGTGTTTTAATTTATTATTAAACCAAAAAAAAGTTCCTGGTTCTACATTAATACTTTCATCCCCAACTGTATAACGATATTTACCTTGAATTGATATGTGATATCTATCTTTATTCAAATAATAACTTCCAAAATCAATATGTGATCCAACTTCACCCCCCACAGGCATACCTAGAAAAGCGCACCTTTTAAGTTCACTAATTTTTTTAAATCTATTTTTAATAAAATTTAAAATTTCAGTATGCCTATAATAACATTCAGTTTTTATACAAATTTCAGTGTCTCCAACATATTCATCTTTTGTATTTACTCCCCCAATTATTAACTGTAGAACATCTACAGTTATTTTGTATTTGTTATAATCTATTAACTCAATATTATCCTTTTTCTTTTGGGATCCCCAATCTTCTGGATATTTTTGTAATTGTTTTAAAATTTTTGAAACATCAATATCAGTTTCAATAATTTTAATATTGTTCATTTTACACCGAATATCCATAACTGTACTCTAGTTTGGCGATTTCGTCAAGTTTTGCCATTACTTCTGGTGTAAAATAAGTTTCTGGTTCTTTTAAAATTTGTTTAGCATAAAGTTTTTTACCATTAATCTCATAGCGTCCTGCTACATTTTTCCACATTCCTCCCAATTCACCAAGTTCAAGAAGACCATAGTACCTATCAAGACCTCGTGAATCATAATAAAGACGAATTTCAACATCTTTATTTTCTTTACTCAATCTAGATTTTTGAGTCTTTGCTCTGATAATATTTCCAACAACTTCAGTGCCATCTTTTTCTTTTGATTTGGAAAGATATACAATGGTTGATGATGCATATTGCAATCCACTTCCACCTGACATTTGCTTGCCAACATACTGACTCATACTTTCATAGGTATGATTTGTCACTAGCATCGGAATCTTTGCTTGACCCAACTTGAGAGTTAGCATACGGAAAGCACCTTTAATCAGTTGGGCCTTCGTCATATCACGAGTATCCTTTTCAGCAAGAGCATCATTGATTTCTTTGTTTGTAGAAAGCATTCCCAAAGAATCCAATACAAAGATACAGGGATTGCGTTCCTCCTCCTTTTTCTTCAAGTAAATATCAACTGCTTTAAGTGCTTTTGTCCGAAACTCTTCAACAGTTACAACATTGACGACCACCAAGCGAGTTGTATCAATATTTCTGCTCTCCAATAAGGCTTTAGTAATTGCGGATTCAGTGTCAAAATACAGACAATATCCAGTAGGATTATTATCAAGAAAATTTTTGACAACTGCCAAACTAAAGAAAGTTTTACCAGTGCTAGTCTCACCAGCGATGGCAGTAATCTTATTCCCAGAAACCCCACCAAATATACTACCAGATACAAGAGCGTTAAAAATGTATGAACCTGCATCCACATAAGTTTCCGTCTCATTAATATCTGATGCAAGTTGTGTGTAGTCTCCACCAATTTCCTTTACGATGTCTTTTAAAAAATCCATAATACCTCTATACAAAAAATGATTCTAATGTTGCGTATTCTTCACAATTCCATCCAATACAATTTAATATAGTTTTAATTGGATCTAAAAAAGATTTTTGAAATTGTAAATTGTAATCAATATACTTAGCAAGATCTAATTCTGTTGGAAAATTCTGAATAAATGATATGACATTTTCATGAATTGGATTCGGAACTTGAAGATAACAAAATTTTATCTTTTCACCATTACCTATCATGGCATACTTCTTGTCTAGATTGTTTTTCTTTATGTAATGATTATACAAAAGGCAACCTCTAGTGTGAATAGGAGTTCCTTTTGCATAAATTGAATTCAATGATTTATATTTCCCTACATCACTAATGGATCGGGGAAACGAAATTTCTTCTGGAGAAAAGTCTTTAAATTTTATCTTGCATTGAGCTACAAATTTAATTACATCTGATTCAGTTCCACTCATGATTAATTTTAACACATCTTTAATCATTTGTCTACATGGTGCTGGGGTTGAAGATTTTACTGCTTCAATACCCATGATTTTAAGTTTAGGTTCCGAATAACGAACACCTTCACTGTCCCAAACATTAAGAATATAACGTTTCTTTGCAGTCCAAATTCCACGATCAGCAATACACTCTCGTTTCATCTGCATTTTTTGTTGATAAGAATTCAAATATTTTGCCAATTCTTCATAAGAATTTTCAATATAATTTTCTAGTTCTACACTACAAATCTTATCAAGAAACGAGACAACGCTTTCAGTAGTTTTCTCTCTACCTTTGTATACCTTTTGAACTAGATCATCAAGACAAAGATATACAGAATCAGTATCAGAGGCAATAATATAATCTTTACCTTCTGTTTTCAGAATTTTATTTAAATATTGATTAAGTTTGTTTTCAATCCAACGAATTGCAACTTGCCCCGAAGTTGTAATTGCTTCAGCATTTTCAAGTTTATAATATCTAAAGTATTGATTACCAACAGCGCCATAAGCAGAATTCAATTGAATTTTTTTTGCAAGTTGAAAAATTTTTGCCTTAGAAATTGTATTTTTTAATTTGGCATCTTTAGTGTTTTCATATTCTTGTTCAGTTGCTAGTTGAAGTTTTTTCCAATTCACCCGCTCATCGTATTTGGATTGCATTAGTTGGGGAAGAAACCCGTAAATGTCTTTACGATACATTGCTCCATTTGGACACACTGCATAATCAGAATATTCGCTCAAATCAATTTGTTGTGCCAAAACTTTTTCCACATTGATTCCATTGACACGATCTGGCATCAAAGTTTCAGGACTAATGTTTGATTGCATAATCAAATGAGGATATAGACTATTCAAGTCAAAACTCACCACCCAATTATAAATCCCAGGAATTGGTTCCTTTACATATGCACCCTCATACTTCTCATCTTTGTCTGCATCCTCATTGGGGGGAATTACAATATTTTTCTTTTTCAAAAAATTATAGATAATCGCATCCCAAGTACGAACTTGATAGAATACGTCATTAAAATTTACTTTAGCATCAAATGCCATAGTAACAGCAAGTTCAATTAGTTTCATCTTATCTTCTAAGCGATCCACAAGTTGAACGTCTTTGATGTTATATTCAATATACTTTTGCCAATTATTTGTGTAGAAATCTTTAAAAGTATCGTATTCACTGTGATCTAGTTTCTTTTCTCCAAGTTCAACAAAAGCAATGTGATCGAGTCGATAAGATTCTTGATTAGTATAAGTAAATTTTTTATACAGATCAAGATAATCAAGAACAGTGATTCCAGAAATATCAAAAAATATCTGTAATTGTCCTTTAGTATAAACTTCTTTTTCTACAACAATTTTCCAAGGTGAAAGGCACTTCATTTCCTTAGTCCCTAGAACCTTTTGAAGTCTACCTACAATGTATGGAATATCATAAAATTGACAGTTCCATCCAGTAATAACTTCTGGAGGATTGTTCTCCCACCAAATTAAAAATCTAGTAAGAAGATCCTTCTCACTCCAACATTCTTGATATATTATGTTTGGATTAGTATTATTAAATTGACCAATTCCCCAAGTAAATATTTTCTTACTTCCATAATCTTGAATAGTAATAGCAAGAATTTCTTCTATACATTCCTTTACTGTAGGGAATCCATTTTCAGAGGCAACCTCAATATCAATCGTAATTAATTTGATTTTAGTAAGATCAAATTGAATTTCATTCTCTGGATACTTGTCAGAAATATATTGATAGATGTATCTGTTGTTTCCATAGATGGTAAAATTTTCTACATCACTATATTTCTTATAGAATTCCCGGCAATCTTTTACTGTTCCGGGTTTAATTGGCTCAACGTATATACCGTCAAGAGTTTTGTATTCAGTTTTATTATTGGATGGTAAATAGAGCGTAGGAGAATACTTCTCTCGATCTATAAAATGTACACCTTCATCATATCCACGAACCAGAAAGTCGTTGCCAACCATCTGGACATTAGTATAAAATCTCAAAAGTAATTACTCCGTTGCATGAAGATACGCTTCCAGGATCGCTGGTTTAGGTTCCACTATTGTAACAATAAACTCAGAAAAAAGCAAGACCTCTGCGTCATCTGTGACAGTTTCATTCCATGGATAAATCTCGTATTTTTTAGTTTCCTCTGTGCATCCGATCCTTACCGTAGGGCGATCTGACCATTCAATTTTTGTTGGCTTATTTTCATAATCGTACAAAAAATCAATCTGATAAGGATTGGTTAATTTGCAATTTGGAAGATTTAATTCATAATCAACTCTAAGTTCTTCAATCTCAGTGATCAACCATTCATTATTCTTCAGTAGAATACACTTGACTACCTTCTGGTCCTGAGGATCCTCCGTCAGTTCCTCCATCATGTCGATCATTTCCTCTTCCATTTTGTTTCTCCAAATAAGAATTTACAACGTCAGCATGTGCATTATACACAGTAATTACCCAGTTTTCTGGGACAAAAAATTGTTTATCAAATGACAAAGGTGCCCAAGGATAAAATAGAATAGAAATTGAAGATCTTTCCTCATCAATTAAGATTTCTGGATCAGATAATTTAACAATGTATGGTTTATCAAATTGATAACCAACTGTACGTTTTTCTCCAGTATTAGGATCTTCTGTAATTATTTCTTTGATATCAGAAATTACATCTTCTCCAGACTTAAGCATTGCAATTTTAATAGACATAACCCTCCAAAGATAAACTTGCGTCTTCTATTTTCTTTATGTAACTTGATAATTTTTCAAGATATCCGTTATTTCGTAATTCTTTGAATACCAAATTTTCAATTGAAAATTCACCACCTTTACGAATTGCAGAAGAACGCATATCCCTGAGCTTTTCTTTTAATTTTTTAAACTCATCTAAATCATCTGATCTGTTTTTGATAAGAAAATCTATCGTATCTATCATAGCACGAGTTTTGCTTTTTAGCAAGGTCTCGTCAATACCTTCTGTCATTTTTTTAGGAAGCACCAACCATTTATCAAATTTGACAGAATATACTCCTTGATTTGCTGGTCTTGACAATCCTTCTTCTTCGGCATAAAGTTCTACATCATGACCATATATTTGAATACTATGCGTCAATGCCCAAAGTTGTTTTTTATCTTTAAGGAAATCGTCAATAAGATCAGGACAATTTGGCAATTTATTTTTATTCACAACTAAGTGAAGATCAATATCTGAAAATTCTGTGTAGTTATAGTTTGCATTCCCCCCAACAAAAATTATATCTCTAATTGCAGGTTCTGGGATACTAGAAAATTTCGCCCACTCTCTTGCAATTTGAATTAATCTCATTTTAACTTTTGAATCTAATTTATTATTAGTCCAAAATTTTGAATTAAGATTCTCGTGATATTTGAACGTTAATTTTTGTTGAGTAAATTCTTGTAAGTTCATTATTTGTACTTATAAAAAAAAGGAGAAGCGATGATAGTAGCCATCCTTCTCCTTTGCGGCGACGATATTCAGAACTATTTATCTTCAAGTAATAGTTCGGGTTTTCCTGCACCAATAGTATAAGTTGTTTTCTTCTGATGTTCAGAAACAATTTTTTCTAAAGAGATCGTAAGAAGACCATTTTCATAATCAACATTAGCAACTCTTACTTCCTCTGCCAATTGCCAGGTTCTACTAAAAGAACGCTTGGATAATCCTCTATGAAGATACTCTCTCTCAGGATCTTGTACCTCAAATGAGCTGGCAACTTTGAGAACATTCTGCTCTGTTGAGACTTCAATTTCCTCTTGCTTAAATCCTGCAAGAGCGACTTCCACCGAGTAATTATTACTGTCATGTTTAATAAGATTATATGGGGGGTAGTTGGTAGTGTTTTTACTCATTGAAGCATCAATTCTACCGAGCCAACCATCCATACCTACACTATACTTATCAATTTCATTCAATAACTCGACCATGTTTGACGTATTATATTTTTTTGTAACTTGATACATGATAGACCTCCTAAAGCGTCTTTGTTTAATTTGTCCCCGAAGGCGACATGTTATATAGTCTTTGACATTAAAAATGGAGGTGTTGAATCCTCCATTAACTTATACGGTTTCTACCGCTTTCTTTTTACCAATATTATATTTTGTTTCTAAAATCCACTCTCCCTTGTCTTTAAAAGATAATACCTTAATTTGATTGAGGGGGGCAATATCAGTAATTGATTCTGGAGATAAAACAGTAACCAATCCCCAATCTGCAATGAGTTGAGTAATACGATTACGACGTTGAACATCGTTTACCGTTAGGTTTGCATGTTTACCATCAAGAGCAAACAACTCTTTGAAGTGAACAATGTAGTACTTACCCTGCTTGTGCAGAATATGGCATGACTGATAAATTTTCTTTTCTTTTCTCGAAGCAACGCCAATACGAGTGAGTGTTTCACGAACCTTGAGAAAATCATCGGGCTCATTCAGAATCACTTCAATCATTTGACTTTGTGACCACCTCACTTCAGGTTCAGTAACAACACTCATTTTTTTCCTCCAGTTTCAAGTTCAGATTTTATGTACTTAAGTTGATCTTTATTTAGAATTTTTAAAGATTGTTTTGCCTTTTCATTACTATAACCATAGTATGATTTAACCAATTCCAAATCTTCAATTTCTTCTTTACGCATCCAAGGAGAAAATCTCTTCTTGGTTCTAACAATATTTAGATAAAAATCATATTGTAACTTTTTATCTAGATGAGGATTCAAATTAATTTCATTTGAATATAGTAAAGTGTCAATATGTCCAGAAAAACATCTGTTAATAATATAAGGTGTGTAATCTTTTTCTGAAAGTAAATCTTCATCCATAATATTTTTTTTAGTTTGATTGATGGAGTTCAACCAATCTTTCAATTCATATTTCATTTAAATTGAACCTCACACATTAATTCTGTAAGTGCTGCAAGTAGATTTATTTCTTGATCAACAACAAAAATGCATTGATATTGATACTTAGCAATTACAAGAATCGCAGCAGGAATGGAAGCGGGAACTAAACACTCATAAAGTGCATCATAAACCTTACGAAGTATGGTGGAGGAATCATTATCAAGATTTGATACTACCCACTTACGAACTTCAGTAAAGTTTTTATCTTTAAGATTTCCAATAAGACCAGTTACATTTATATCAGAAAAAGATGCAAGAATACCTGAATCAATTTTTCCTGATACAGAATATCTTTGAAGAATATTAAGTAGTTGTCTCGTGTCTGGAAAATGATTTTTTACAAGATCCCTTATAACTTTTGTGTCGTACTCAATATTTTCCTGTTTTAAAATATAAGTAACTCTATTAAAAACATCACCCATCATATGAGGTTGTTGTTTCTTTGAAATAGGAGTATATTTTAGAACAATACATCTAGATTGAATTGGTTCAATAATCTTATTCAGATTATTGCAAGTAAAAATAAAACACACATTGTTATGAAGTTGTTCGATGACACCACGAAGACATAGCATCACATCATTGGTTGTGCCATCAAACTCATCAAAAAATACAACTTTTTTCTTGTTGTTAAACATTGAAACCGTAGTTCCAAAGTTGATGACTTGATTACGAATAGTATCTAAAAATCTTCCCTCAGAGGATCCATTCAAGAATAAAACATCCTGCCCTGTGATTTTGCAAAGAGTTTTAATGGTTTGGGTTTTACCACATCCATGAGAACCCTGAAGAATAAGATTTTGGTTTAATTGACCTTCCTCTACAACACCAAGAAAAAATTCCTTAACGCTTTCAGTAAGAATCAAATCATCAACAGATTCCGGAGACCATTTCTCTACCCAAAGAAATGGTTTATTGTCATTAAGTTTCATATTAAAAAAAAAATAATTATTTAAAATTTCAAATTACCCATTCTGGGCGTCTTTCTGGCATACGGAGATAATTAGATGCAACCCAAGGTTTGGATGCAATGTACATCTTGTAAGCAGTAAAAGTGTCATTTCGTTTGTTCATAATTTAAATAAGTTCAAAGGTAATAATAATCTGCGAATAATCTCAATCTCTATGGACTTTTACTTTTTCAATAGAAAAACTCTCATTTGGTATAGCAATTTTATAATAAAAAATTTGAATTTCTTCTTTCCCTTCTTCATTTATACGAATATCACTTTCGTCTATTGATTGAAGTTGTTTATTTATTCCTTCCCAACAATCATAGTTACCATTTCCCGGTGATTGTTTATCAAATACTGCTTGAATAGTTTCGGTCTGTTCTTGTGTTAATTTAAAAGTCATAATTTAGAT